ATGTCTTTAGATGAGATATATGATAACGCAAAGAAGTATTGGGAAAGCAAAGAACGATAAGTTATCGGTTGGACGAGGAATAGAACCGCATACTTAAACTTTAAGCAGGCACCTTGCAATCAGGTGCTTTTTTCATGCCAAAAGGTGGTGAGAAATTGGCTAAAGAAATCGGGCAGCTAAATGTAAAAATCGGTCTAGACTCCACTGGCTTTCAAAACGGCATCTCAAGCTTGAACCGAGAGATGAAAAAGGTGCAGTCTGAGTTTAAGCTGGCAAGTGCAGAAATGGGTAAACATGGTAAAGAATTAGACAGCTTAAAACTTAAATCTGATAGCCTAACCAAACAGACAGAGCTACAAAGACAAAAAGTAAAGGCACTGGAAGAAGCCCATCAAAAGTCTGTAGAGACTAAGGGAGCCGATGCTAAAGCTACCCAGGATTTAGAGATAAAACTAAACAAAGCAAAGACACAGCTTGCCTATATGGAGCAGGATTTAAAGAAAGTAAATCAGGAAATAGAGCTTCAGTCCTCTAGCTGGTATAAGCTTTCCAAGAGCCTAGAACCTCTAGGACAGACCCTGCAGAACGCAGGCAAAAAGATGGAGGATGTGGGCAAGAACCTATCCATGAAAGTGACAGCACCTCTTGTGGCTCTTGGGGGCGTAGCAGTAAAGGTAGGCTCTGATTTTGAAGCTGGTATGAGTGAAGTAGGGGCTATCAGCGAGGCTACCGGCGAGGACCTTAAAAAGCTAGAAGAAAAAGCCAAAGAGATGGGAGCTACCACCAAGTTTAGTGCAAGTGAGTCTGCCGAAGCCTTAAAGTATATGGCTATGGCCGGCTGGGATACAACCCAAATGCTAGACGGTTTAGAAGGAGTTATGATGCTTGCAGCATCAAGCGGTGAGGATTTAGGTCTAGTGTCTGACATCGTGACAGATGCTTTAACAGCCTTTGGCATGGAGGCAAAACAAGCAGGAGAGTTTGCAGATTTACTTGCCAGCGCATCTAGTAATTCAAATACAAATGTAGCACTTTTAGGGGAGTCATTTAAATATGTGGCTCCTCTTTTTGGTGCATTGGGTTATTCGGCAGAAGACGCAGCACTTGCACTAGGACTAATGGCAAATGCAGGAATTAAAGGAAGTCAGGCAGGAACATCCCTTAAAACCGCCATTGCAAACCTTACAAATCCAACTGACAAGATGAAAACAGCTATGAATGAACTAGGCATCTCCATCACAGATGCAAATGGAGAGATGCTGCCGTTTAAAGATGTGCTGGATGAATTAAGGGCGAAATTTGCAGGACTTTCTGAAGAACAGCAAGCCCAGTACGCTGCCACCATCTTTGGAAAAGAAGCCATGGCAGGGATGCTTTCTATCATCAATGCCAGTCCTGAAGATTATGAAAAGCTAACTCAGGCTACTAGGGAATATAACGGTGTAGCCAAAGAGATGGCAGAAACCATGGAGGATAACCTTCAAGGCGGCATTACTAAATTAAAATCAGCCCTTGAAGGTGTGGGGATACAAATATTTGAAGTCCTTGTTCCTCATCTAAATGAGCTGGTGGAGAAACTTCAACAGGCAGTAGACTGGTTTGCTAATCTTTCCCCAGCAACCCAAGAGACTATTGTTATGGTCGCTGCTTTGGCAGCTGCCATTGGACCACTGCTTCTTATCGGTGGAAAGCTTGTAGGTGGTATTGGTGTTGCAATCGGTGCAATATCTACAGTATCAGGCGCCATAGCAGTTGCTACTACCGGAGCGGCAGCTGCTACCCCGGCAGTAGGAGCATTAGCCACTGCCTTTACTGTCCTTACAGGACCGGTGGGGATAGCAGTTGCAGCTATAGGCGGGGTGACAGCGGCTGGAGTAGCTCTGTACAAACACTTGAGTCAAGAGAGCATTCCAGAGATTCAGCTTTTTGGCAATGAGACGTCTAAAGCTACACAAGAGGCTGTAACTGGATTTTTACAGCTCAATGATGAAGCAACCCTAGCCTTAAATCAATTATCCTGGAGCAGCCAGGAAGTCACTAAAGATATGGCAGATAACATTGCCGGTAACTTTTCTCAAATGGCCAAAGAGATTCAAGGCGGCCTTGATAAACACCATGAAGAGTCTTTATCTAAGATGCGGGGCTTTGTTACCAGCAGCACTGCTTTATCCAAGACAGAACAAGAAGAAATTTTAAACAATATGCAGCAGGGCTATGAAAGCAAAAAACAAACCATAGCTGAAGGGGAAGCTAGGATAAAAGAAATCCTGGATACCGCTACGGCAGAGAAAAGGTCACTTACCAAGTCTGAACAGGAAGAAATAAACGCCATTCAAAGGCAGATGGTGGAAACTGGCATCAAGGTTTTATCCGAAAACGAAGTAGAAGCCAAAGCCATATTAGAGCGCATGAAAGCCCAAGCTGGTGAAATCACTGCTTTGCAGGCTGCTGAAGTTGTAAAAAACAGCATTGAGCAGAGAAACGGGGCTATCAAAGCTGCCGAAGAACAATACAATGAAGTGGTAAAAGAAATCATCCGGCAAAGAGATGAAGCAGGGACCATCTCCAAAGAACAGGCAGATAAGTTAATTGCAGAAGCTAAAAGGCAAAAAGATGAAACGGTTAAAAAGGCAGAAGAGATGCACTTAAATGTAGTAGAAGAAGCGAAGAAACAGGCAAAGGAACACGTAAATCAAGTGGACTGGGAAACCGGGGAAATAAAGAGCAAGTGGCAGGCCATGAAAACAGATATCGCTGAAAAAGCCGCATCTATTAAACAAAACGTAATTTTAACCTGGGAAGAAATTAAAACATCCACATCAGAAAAATGGGAAAGCATTAAAACCACCATAGGTGAGCGATGGAATGACATTAAGCTTAATACTGCAGAAACGGCAGCAGCTATTAAAGTAAATGTCAGCACTACCTGGGATGAGGTTAAAACTAAAACCTTTACAACCTGGGAAAACCTTAAAACCAAGACCGCTGAAACCTGGAGTGCTATGCAAAATAAAATCGATGAACACGGTGGTGGTATAAAGGGCCTGATTAAAACCTATACCGAAAACTATAAGTCGGTTTGGGAAAGTGCTTTAAGCACCATGGAAGAAGTTACCGGCATCAAATTTAGCTCAATGGCAGACAAGGTGAGCACTGCTTTAGGCCAGGTTAAACGCGGTATAGAAGATGCTATCGAAAAGATACATGAATGGAACGCCACTACAGTAAAAGAGAAAGTGTTCAGCATCGTAGAGAAAATCACAAGAGTTATTAGAACTGTAACTTCCGGTGGCAGTGCTGCATCAAACTTTAGTGGAACAAGCTTTTTTCCCGGTGGACTTACCATGGTAGGTGAGCTAGGACCAGAACTTGTGGAATTGCCAAGAGGAAGCAAGATTTACAATGATAATGAAACAAAGAACATCATGGGTGGTAATAAAGGAATCACTCAACACATCACCATCAATAGCCCTGCTCCCCTTACCCCGGCAGAAACAGCTCGGCAAATAAAAAACGCATCAAGACAGCTTGCTCTTGAATGGTAGGAGGTGTGCCATGCAGGAAATTATTATAACTAATCAAAATAAAGAAAGCATTACTTTGGGCAATCAAGCTCCTTTTTTCCTAGAAACTATTGACGGCGTTGGGGAAGTAGGGGTAGCTATTGAAAGCCAAAAGGCACCACAGCAAGACGGCTCAACATATATCGACAATACCCTGGGAAATAGAGCCATTACTATTGAAGGCATGATTATAACTAAAGGTGATCCTTGCAGACTTCAAAAAGCAAGAAGGCTGATGCAGCAAGTCGTAAATCCAAAACTGGATGAAGTAAATATTGCCTACCGCCAGGGAGATTTGGTAAAGGAAATCAAGGCTATAGCTGAAAGCACTCCGATATTTCCAGCAGCAAAGGGCAATCAAGGTCTATATTACCAGAAGTTTTTATTATACCTTCTTTGCCATCAGCCCTTCTGGCTTGACACCTTCTACGAAACTCGCAAGATGTCATATTTAATGGGCGGGATTGGGTTTAGACTTAGACTGCCCACAGCCTTTTCTTACCGGGGCTTTAAGAGGATGGCATTAAACGATGGGGATGTAGCTACACCTGTGGAAATTGAATTTACGGGACCTGCTATCAACCCTACGGTATCAAATCTTACCACTGGCGAGTTTATAACCGTCAACCGAAAGCTGGAGGAAGAAGATATCTTATATATCTCCACTGCCTTTGGGGAAAAGCATGTAAAAATTAACGGAGAGAACGCTTTTCACTATATAGAACTAGACAGTATCTTCTGGCAGCTAGTACCGGGGGAAAACCTCTTAAGCTATACCAGCAACAAAGACAGCATAAAGACAAAGGTGCTGGTTAAGTGGAAAAACCGTTATGCAGGCTTATAGGAAGGAGGGACATTGTGGAAAGGTTTAGATTTTTTGACTCCATCGATGGTGAAGATGAACGCTACTATACCGCTGATGAGTTTGCCGAGTACTTCAGGCAGTTTATCAGAAACGGGATATTTAACGGAGGAGAAAACCTGCAAGTAGGAACTGATGAAAGGGACATGAAGATATTTATTAAGCCCGGCTATGCCTGGATTGAAGGCTATCTTTATAAAATTGAAAAAGAGCCTTTAGTATTAGAACACAGCATGGCAGACCCAGAACTTAATAGAATTGACAGAGTTGTAATTCGCCTGGACAAGACTTTAGAAAACCGCTATGTAAAGGCCTTTATTCTAAAAGGCGCTCCAGCAGAAACACCACAGGTGCCGGAGCTGACAAGAGATGAAAATATCTATGAAATATCCCTTGCCCAAGTAGAAGTTATCGCAGGAAAGAGCTTTATCGAAGCACATCAAATAACTGATGAAAGACTGGACAATGAAGTATGCGGACTTGTCACACACCTTTTTGAACAGGTAAACACCACAGAGATATTCAACAGGTTTCAATCTTGGCTTGATTCTAAAACATCAGAGCCAGATGGCGATTTTTACCGAGAGTGGAAAGATTGGTTTGATGGAGTGCAGGACACTACAAATCTTGTTACAAAAACCCGGTTTGATGAGCACTTGTCAGCATGGGATGCATTTAAAGAAGAAATAAAAAAGAAGTTAGATAATTACTCTTTGTATGCTTTTGATAAAGACATAAATGGCATATTTACAGTAGTTGAGTATAGAAGAAAAGATGATACTTTATATATGAAATCAACTGTAAGCGATGCCGATGAAGAAGGTAATTACCAAATTAATACGTGGGAGTTTTTTGACACTGATGGAATTACATTATTAGATACTGTAATATGGAATATTTCCTATGATAAAGACGGGGACATAGTCAGCAAGGTGGTGAGTTGATGAATATAGATAGCGTATTAAAAGCACATGGAATCGGGTTAAAAAAGATAAAAGATTTTGAAGTAGTAACAGCAGTTGACAATTTAACCTTTCCAGTTATAGCAAAAAGAAGTGTTAGTGGCCCAGCTCCTCGGGTTGTTCCCGAGCATAATGAAGGAAAATATATATTCTATTGCGTATCTTCCAGCATTTATGTATATGATATGAAAACTCTGGACCTTGTTCAAACGATTTCTTCGCCATTTCCAAGCGCTCATAAATTTAATTATGCTTTTGTTCTTGATGGATTGGTGTTTATTAGTGGATTAGATAGGAACTTAAATGATTCTTACAACACAGTTCACATTTATGATGAAAGTACATGGACTAAAGTTGCTACATTATCCCCGGCTATTGTCGATTTTTTAGATTATGATGCTAGCTATATTTACTGTTTAACACAAAACCCTGCCGAGACAACCAGTATTTTTACTAAAATAAACAGAAGCACCTACTCAGTCACAAGAAAATCTTTTACAAACTGGTCATCACCACACTATACAAGAATGTATCCTACAAATTGTTGTCTTGTAATAGATTTTTACAATAGTTCAAATAAGACTATCATAGACTCAAAAGGAAATATAGTTACATCATCAGTAGCCTCTTTTATGTCTAGGGATACGACCTTTCCCGTAAAAGGTGGTTCTCCTAATGTAATCTATGGGTTTAATTATAGTTATCGAAGTGATCCGTATGCTCAGTACAAGGCAAGTGTTGGCTATTTTGATACAGAAACTTTTGCTTTGATTAAGTCTGAATATATAATGGATGACTACAATTTACATTATACGTATGGCTATGGTTTTACGCATAACAAGAATAAAACCTTAACTTTACAATGTTCAACTGAATTTAGGTCGCATCCAATAGATAAGAATGGGTTTTTTATATATGGGACTGAATCTTATAAAAACTTTAGACAGACTGGAAACTTAAGTCCACTGTACTCTTTTGAAGATAATAAAGGCGTAGTTATTGTGGGCATTAATCCAGATGGAAACCAAATTCAATGTATGAAAACCTATATTACGGTATCAGAATAACAGGAGGGGAAATTATGTATTTTATAAAATATGACGCCGAAACAGAGAGCTTGCTTGTTCATGCTATGCCTTTCCATAAAAAATACGGATTTGGCAAGACCAAAGAGGAATTAGAACAAGAAGGTTTTTTTGTAGAAAGCATACCGGAACCACAACAAATAGAAGGTAAAGCACCAATTTTACGCTGTAATCCTACCACAAAAGAGCTCTGGTATGAATACGAAGACATACCACCAACACCAGAAGAGTTGCAACAGGAGCAACTTGGTATTTTAGGACAACAACTATTTCAAACTCAAACTGAACTGCTGGAAACTAAAAGAGAAAATGAACTTTTAGGTCAGCAGCTTTTTAATTTACAGACCATCCTAGTAGAAGAAGGGGTGATGTGACATGACAGATTTTGAGTGGTGTAAGTTTTGCTACGATAAAGGTTGGGCTAGCAAGTGGCAGCTGCACATTTGGGTGCAAGCAGGAAAGATAACTGAAGAAGAATTTAATACTATTACAAGTCAGGAAACTTAAAGAAAGCTGGTGGGCTATGAAACCAATTAGGATACTATCACCTGCACTTGACCTACAGGGAGAGGTAGACAACTATCTCTCCCTTACCTTTTGCCGCAGCTACCACTTGCCTGGAAAGTTCCAGCTGGTCACAAATTGCAAGGTGCAAAATACCGATAAGCTAAACATTAATAGCCTTATCATGGTGGGGGCAGATAAATACAAGACCGGCATTATCCGGCACAAGGAAATCAAATCAAATGATCGAGGTGAGGAAATACTTACTGTCAAAGGCTATACCTTGGGGGTCATTACCCAGCAGCGCATTACCATTCCACCGGCAGACAATGCTCAAGATGTCATTGAAGCTAATGCAGAGACAGTGATGAAGCACTATGTGCAGCGCAACTGTAAGGACATATCAGAGATGGAGTTTCCCATGCTTGTTATAGCTGGAAACAAAAACAGAGGTCCTGTAGTTAAGTGGCAAAGCCGGTATAAGAACCTGGGCGAGGAGATAGAGCAAATAAGCAGCCTGACTGGTCTTGGCTGGCACATATATCCGGATTTTGAGCAAAAGAAGTGGATATTTAACATATACAATGGAAGGGATTTTTCTGTAAACCAGAAAACCAATCCTCCCGTTATCTTTTCTCCAGAGTTTGAAAACATCAGCTCCCAGGAATATACGGAGAGCCTAATCGGCTATGGGAACTATGCTATAGTGGCCGGTCAAGGGGAAGGGGCAGAACGGGAAATCGCCATGGTAGGTGATGATGATACCGGTCTTGATAAACACGTTATCTTTGTTGATGCTAGGGATATTAAAAACAGTGCTGACCTTTCGGAAAGGGGCAAAGTGAAACTTGCTGAACACAAAAGGATTATATCGCTTCAATCCGAGATACTTACCAAGGGTCCCTTTGAATATGAAAAAGACTGGGATGCGGGGGATATAGTTACAGTGCAAAATAAAGATTGGAACTTGACTTTGGATACCCGTATTACCGAAGTGGAAGAAATTTACGAAGCAGGTGGGTTTAAGCTAAATGTCACTTTTGGCAGCAGCCTTCCTACTCTTGCCCAGAAGTTAAAATCTGCACTTGGGGAAATAAAAATAGAAAGTACCCGTTAAGACATCTTTTATGAAAAGGGGAGAAACAGTATATGAAAGAGCTAATTCATACCCTGCAGCTAATTTTTGCTGCCATAGGTGGCTATATCGGCTGGTTTTTAGGTGACTTTGACGGTCTGCTTTATGCACTGGTGGCTTTTGTAGTCATCGATTATATCACGGGAATAATGTTAGCCTTCTTAGAGAAGAAACTGTCCAGCAGCGTTGGCTTTAAAGGCATCTTTAAAAAGGTGCTTATATTCGCCTTCGTAGGGCTTGGTCATATCATCGACTTTTATATTATCCAAAAAGGCAGCGCAGTAAGGACTGCTGTGATTTTCTTCTACCTTTCCAACGAAGGTCTAAGTATTATAGAAAACGCTACCATGATAGGCCTTCCAGTGCCGGAAAAGCTGAAGGCAGTGTTTATAGAGCTGGGGAAGAAGGATGAAAAAAAGTAATTAGTGGGATAGAGATAATCTAGGTCGTTTTATTAAGGAGGTGGTTTAGATGCCAAAAACTATATTATTAGACTTTGGCCATTAACGGCGGCACTGACCCAGGAGCTGTATATAAAGGAAGGAAAGAAAAAGACGATGTATTAAGTCTAGGTAAGGCAGTTGCAGCAGAGCTAAGAAGGCATAGAGTTATTGTAGATGAAACAAGAACCGGAGATAAAACCGTAAGCCTTCAGGAAAGAGTAAATATTGAAAAAAGGAAAAACTATGATTACTTCATATCCTTTCACAGGAACGCCTTTAAACCAGAAGCTGCAAAAGGTGTTGAAACCTATACCTATCTAAATCCTCAAGCTAAAACTAAAGCGTTAGCAGAAAAGATCCAGACAGCGCTGGTGGGTATCGGTTTTACTAACCGGGGTGTAAAAGAGGCAAATTTTTATGTGCTAAGAGAAACAAAGGCACCAGCGGTATTAGTGGAAGTGGGCTTTATTGATAACACTAGTGATAACCAGTTATTTGATACCAAAAGGGAGGAGATTATAAAAGCTATAGCGGGAGCAATCCTATCCCAGCTGGGAATAAAATATACTGCAAATAGCCAAACCCTATATAGAGTAATGGCAGGCTCTTTTAAAGAAAGGGAAAATGCACAAAGGCAAGTTGAGAAATTAAAGCAAGCGGGCTTTGATGCAACTATCATGATATTCAATAAGCCTTGAAACCTCAGGGCTTATTTTTTTAACCCTAAAACTCTTAAATTTCTAATATAAATTATGCCTTAACTATAAGTGAAAATTAACTTGATAGTAATGAAATGTAACGGTAACATGCTAGTACCAAAGAAGGAGGAGATAAAATGCTATTAGGTCAAGGGATACAAGAGTTTATAAAATACATGAAACTTATAGACAGGTCAGAGCAGACCATTACAGGTTATGAAAAAGAGCTTATCTACTTTGACAGCTTTTTAAGTGTAAAGCATAATTGCCCAGTGTATATAGAAGATGTCACACTAGAGGATATTGAAGATTATCTTTTAGACCAAAAGAAAAGGGGCATAGCATCAGCTAGCAGAAGCAGGTCAGTTTACATCTTAAGAAGCTTTTACAACTACTGCGTAAAAAAGGACATTACAGCTAAAAACATCGCAAGCCTTATCGAGCCGGTGAAAGTAAAGCAAAAAGAAAGAGACTATTTAACAGAGGAGGAATTTAACAAATTAGCAGCTGCCATCAAGCAACCGGTTATCAGGACAGCAGTCGAGACCATGTTTTACACTGGCGGAAGGATGTCAGAGATAATACATCTAAAACTAGATGATGTAAATTTAGAAGAAAAAGTCATTCACATAACTAAAGGCAAAGGAGGAAAAACAAGGGACATCCCGATAAATAACAAGCTCTATGATATCCTAAAAAACTATATAGAAAATATAAGAGATGCAAAATCTAGTAGGTTCTTTGCCCTAAAGAGCACTGGAAAGGTTTCAAGCTCATATGTAAACAGGCTCATTAAAGAAGCTGCCTACGAGGTAGGACTTAAAAAGGATGTGTCAGCACATATCTTGCGGCATTCCTTTGGAACAAACCTTTTAGAAAAAGGGGCATCAGTTGTGAGCATCCAAAAACTATTAGGTCATGCAAACCTTGCAGTTACAACCAGATACCTTCACCAGGACATGAATAAATTAAGTGATACCGTAAATCTCTTATAGGAGGGAAAAGAATGAGCGATAATAAACCGATTTATGATACAAGGGTAAGAAAAATAATAGAGCTCTTAAAGTTTATGACAAGGGATGAAGCTGCACAAAAGCTGGGATATAAGAACTATAGAAGCCTTGACATGTATATGAGAAGGAAGAAC